CCTTGTGGGTGGAAGATTATGCAAATATTGGCACCAGCAACATAGCGGCTGTGTACGCTAACCCCACAGTGGGATCCAAACTTGTTAGAATAGCAGTGGGTCAGAACGGTGGTGCTGGACCTAAACTTTGGAACTTTGACGCGGGTGGTAACATAACATTACCTACCGATGGCAACATCAACTTTGCCAATGGTGTAAACATCCTGTCCGCTGTTGGAGCATATCAAACTTTTGCCAATGCCAATGCAGCCACGCAAGCCACCAGTATCAACACAATCAATAATACTTTGACCAGTGCAAATGTAGGTATTGGACTCGGTGCAGGTGCAACAAGCCAAGGTACTTCAGCTGTGGCCATTGGTGAAGGCGCAGGCTCACTAGATCAAGGATTATACAGCGTGGCCATTGGCAACGATGCTGGTGCTCAATATCAAGGTGACCGTTCAGTGGCTGTTGGCACCGGTGCTGGTAGAACCAATCAAGGCGACTATGCTGTGGCCATCGGTAGAAATGCTGGCTACACCAATCAAGGCAACAACTCAATCATCATCAATGCAACCACTGGCACGTTAAATCAAACCACAGCCAACACATTCACTGTGGCACCTGTTAGAAATGATGTGGCCAATGTGACTCAGGTCATGTTCTACAACACCACGTCAAAAGAAGTCACATATGGCAACACCATCAGCATTGCTGGCAATGTCAATGCCAGTCAATTCAACTTTGCCAATGGTGTAAATATATTTGACACAATCACAGGTGTGACCAGTATCAGTTCATCAGTTTCAACTCTCACAGTCAGTGACGACAGCGGTGATTTCACATACGGAGCACTGAGCTATGACTATGCGGTCAACGGTGTAACATCCGGTGGGTTCACAATAAGCTACTCTGCTCCCTTGGTATATGGTAATGTGGACATCAATGTTGGTAATGTAACTGCCACTGGCACAGCAAATGTGGCCAACTTAACAACCACAGGTAATGTGGTACAACAAAGTGCCTACTACGAAACATATGGTAACATAAGTAATACTGGCGGCAACTTGACTTGTAACTTTAATCTTGGGTCAACATTCTATGCTGCCTTGACTGCCAATGTAACAGCAAACTTCACCAACGTCAATGCTATTACAGGCACAGTGACTGGTGCTACTATCGTTGTTGACCAAGGTGCCACAGCATATCGTGTGGCCAATGTACAGGTCAATGGCGTTAATCAAACTGTTCGATGGGTTGGAGCCTCTGCTGGCGCGGGTACAGCAAGTAATACAGATGTCATGAGCTTTAGCTTGATACACCTGGGCGGCGCTGCTTATCGTGTGTTGGGCCAAATCAGCAACTATGGATAACCCATGAAATTTGCAAGATTTAGTGCGTTACATCAACCAGCACAACGGATTTATAAAAGGGCAGTTGTGGCTTCTGGTCCAATAACCTCAGCCAGCTTGGTGTTAGATCTAGATGCGGCCAACTACGCGGCCATGCCTGCGAACGGCAGTACCATAGCAGGCTCAGGCAGCTATGTCATAACTGTGACAAATCCCACACCAAGGATTTCATGGAATGCAGCAAATGGTGGTGTGTTTAGAGTAACAACGGCATCTACTAATAACTTCTTAACATTTGGTCCCAACTACAGCAGTGGCACACAGGCCTACACCGTGGGCATGGCCTACAAGTGGAATGGCGCCACAGCAGGTAGATTGCTCAATGCCAACACAGCCAGTCCAGATTTTCTAATGGGGTTGTGGGATTCACCAGCTTCCCGCATGAACATTGCTTTTGCTAATGGATTCATTGGCTCAAACACAGATGCTGCAGATACTGCCTGGCATTTTATATGGTTCAGTTCAACTGGAGCAGCTGGTGCTACTAAATCAAAAAGTTACATAGCAACCACAACTGCTCCAAGCGGTACCTTTGGCACAGGTTCTACCAATGGTGGATTTAACGGATTGAGATTGTTTTCTAGACAAGACAACTCAGAACAAGTAGATGCAGATGTAGGGTTTGTTAAAGTATGGAACAAAGAATTATCACTGGCAGAAATACAGGCTGAACATGCCACATACAAAGCAAGATTTGGATATTAACATTATGGACACAGAGTGCTACCAAACCATTCTAAGATTTGGTTATCGATCCGTTGACCTAATCCAAAAATTCTGTTATACTAGTAGGAATGTTGAACTCTATTCGCGACGCAGTTGTCCAAATATTACCGCATCGACGTAAAACCAACGCCACGTCGGGTTGGATCAGTTTCAACGGAGTTTGTTGCTCACACAATGGCGAAACGGCGGATACACGTGGTCGTGGCGGACTAGTAATGAACGCTGATGGTGGCGTCAGCTATCACTGTTTTAATTGCAACTTCAAAGCCAGTTATGTTCCCGGTCGTCATTTGACCTACAAGTTTCGCAAACTACTGAACTGGTTGGGTGCAGATGAGGGTACTGTCAAACGACTGGTCATTGATGCTATCCGCATACGTGAACTGGTAGCTCCGGAAACATTGATAGAAGTAGAAGAAACCCAACCCATTGACTTTCGTCCCAGAGCCTTGCCCGAACAGGCACAGACATTTCATGCCTTGAACACATTCTATGAGCTCAATGATGCACAGGACGTGCCCAAAGACTGGCACTCTGCTGTGTTATATGGAGCCACACGTGGCATAGATTTTACCCGATATGATTTTTATTGGACTCCAGAACGACAGTACAATCTAAACAAAAGAATTATTATTCCGTTTACCTGGCACGGACGCATCATTGGATACACGGCTCGAGCCGTGACCGATGACATCAAACCACGTTACCACAACAGCCACGAATCTGGTTATGTGTTCAACGTGGATCGACAACGCGGTGACAGCCGGTTTGTCATAGTGGCCGAAGGTCCGTTTGATGCCATGGCTGTGGATGGTGTGGCCACACTAGGCAACCAGGTCAGTGAGCAACAGGCTGACATCATCGACAGCTTGAGCCGGGAAGTTGTTGTAGTTCCGGACACTGACTCTGCCGGCACCCGATTGGTGGATGCGGCCTTGGAATATGGTTGGAGTGTAAGTTTTCCTGTGTGGCAAGAAACCTGCAAAGACATCAACTCGGCAGTTCAAGCATATGGCAAATTGTTTGTGTTAAAGTCCATTATTGATGCCCGACAGTCGAACAGATTAAAGATTGAACTATTAAAGAAAAGACTATATAATTAAACATGGAATACAATACCGAAACACAAAAACTGTTTTTAGAAATGATGATGCAGGATGCACAGAGTTTTGTGCGTGTGCAAAATATTTACAATCCAGAAAATTTTGACCGCAGTCTGCGTGAAGTGGCTAGATTTATCAAAACTCACACAGAAGATCACAAAACACTTCCCACCTATGAACAAATCCGAGCAGTTACCAGTGTAGAACTCAGACCCATACCGGCCGCGGTACAAGGACATCAAGACTGGTTGTTGGAACAGTTTGAAGCCTTTACCAAACAAAAGTCAGGTGAGCGTGCAGTGTTGCAGTGTGCTGACTTGTTGGAAAAAGGACAAAGCGAAGGCATACTCAAGATCATGAAGGATGCCTTGGAAATCAGCCTGACCAAGGACCTGGGCACAGACTATTTCAGTGATCCCAAGACACGCTTGACTGACTACTTTGACAACGGTTACAAAGTCAGCACAGGCTGGCCCAGCCTGGATCATATTCTCTATGGTGGATTCAGCAAGGGAGAATTGAATATCTTTGCCGGCGGTTCAGGATCAGGTAAAAGTTTGTTCATGATGAACATAGCCATCAACTGGTTGACCACTGGACTCAATGGTGTGTATGTGAGTCTGGAACTCAGTGAAGGTCTAAGCAGTCTGCGTACCGATGCCATGATTGCCAACATGAGCACCAAGGAAATTAGAAAAAATATAGATGATACTGTGATGAAATTGAACTTGGCCAAGAAGAAATTTGGTCAGTACAGGATCAAGGCCTTGCCAGCACAAAGCACAGTCAATGACATCAGAGCCTACATCAAAGAAATGCAGATACAAACAGGCATGAGAGTAGACTTTATCATGGTTGACTATTTGGATCTGCTGATGCCAGTCAGCGCCAAGGTCAGCCCCAATGACCTGTTTGTCAAAGACAAGTATGTGAGTGAGGAACTGCGTAACTTGGCCGAAGAATTAAATGTGTTTTTTGTAACGGCTTCGCAGTTGAATCGATCGGCTGTGGAAGAAATTGACTATGATCACAGTCATATCTCGGGTGGTATTTCAAAGATCAACACAGCAGACAACGTGTTTGGTATCTTTACGTCAAGAGCCATGAAAGAGCGTGGCAAGTATCAACTGCAATGTATGAAGAACCGTTCGGGTGCAGGCTCTGGTCAAAAAATTGATCTGGACTACAGCATAGAAACCATGCGTATCACAGATCCGGGCCCGGATTCACAAAACAGCAGTGGCAGTAGCAAGGTACCCATGAACAATATCTTAAATCAAATCAAGCCCACAACCACGGTAAAACCACCAGAACCACGCACTCGGGAAGGCTGGGATCTAGAACGTGATGCTGGACCACCACCGGGCAATACGGTAGAAAGTACTAAACTCAAACAAATGCTCGCTGGCTTGAAAAGCCGATCAGAATAAATACTACATAGACCGGAGCCTACCTTGCAAAAGCGAGCACGTAGCATTTTAGACGAATTAGACACCCTGTTGGCCCACAAAGATCGTGAAAATCTTGTGGAAAGCCGTGCATCCAATGTGATCGCCGGAGCCATCAACCTGATCAACTACATTCGCGAACACTACGAACCCGAGCAGGCTGCCGAATTGGAACGTAGACTTATCAACAGCATACGCACCCAAGAACCAGAAAAATTCCGCCGCGGTGTCAGGAGATTGAAAAGTGAAGATTAAAGATGTGATTCAAGAAAGTGTGTATGATTTTTTCAGCCAGCGAACTGCTGCTAGACAAAATGCACAAAGTCAACAAACAAGCCGAGATGCAACAACGGCTGCTCCTGAGCTTTTAAAAAAGGCCCTGTCTTTTTTTCGTGACGGCGGCCCTGCATTAACCGCACAAGATCAGCAAATGATAGCTCAAATCGATCAAGATAGAAAAGCCAATAATTTACCAGCGATTAATTGGAAGACCGGCAAAGTTGTAGAACCCACGGGACCATCTCAAATGGTACAACAATATAAATTGTACAGTCGAGATCCATTGATTTATAATTTTAAGAGTATATATTTTACTGTAAACAATCAAGATCAGTGGGTATTCTACAACCCCACAACCAAAACTGTACAAGCAGGAGTAGATGCAGTCACAGCCAAGTTATTGACACAAGCTGCCGACAGAGATGGCATTGAACTTGGGTTAAATGCTCCGCAAAAACACAATGCCCCTATAGTACCACCTGCTACCCCTCCTGCACAAGTTTTTAAAACCAATCCTGCACGTACCGGAGTTCAGTAAATGTTTTATCTTTACGAAGGCGGAAAAGTATTCGACAACACGTCAGCTGTGGCCAAAGAAGATGTTGCCACAGTGATCAACACAGTCAAATTAGAATTACCTTCCGCTTTGCAAAACAAAATTATAGCCGACATAGGTTCTGCTGGTTACAAGGTTGAAAGTGGTGACATTGATCTTTTTATCGATGAGCGTGCTGCTGTAAAAAACTTTGGATCAGACAATGCCACAGGTGCCAAGCAGGCCCTGGCACAGTATTTTCAAGCCAAGGGATTTAAAACAGCAGTCAAAGGTCGCAACGTACATGTGGATGTTCCTTACTCGGCTCAAGATGGAAAACAGCGTTATGCACAGGTAGATCTCATGATCATAGCCGATGCCAAGCGTGTGGCCGACTGGCATCAACATGGTCCACGTGGCATGTATGCTGACCCCAAATTCAAAGCCGCACACCTGTATATTTTGTTGAACAGCATTGCCAACTTTAAGAACATGAAGGTGGATGCCTTTGCCGGTACGCTCAATAATCGTGATGCTGACAGCACCATGGTCAGCAAGGACCGTAACGAAATCGCAAAAATATTGTTGAACCCTGGTGCTCGAGCCGCAGACTTGGACAGTGCTGCTGCAGTGATGAAAGCACTTGAAGGCGATCCCGATCGTGAAGGCAAACTGGCACAGGCACACCAAGCTGTGGCCAAAGGTGTACTCACACTGCCCGAAACAGCACCCACACCTGGCTCGGCTGCTTGGTTCAGAACTATGGGACACAACCTATGAGATTGGATTTTGTTGATTTCTTATTTGAAGGTACTGCGGACAATCCCAGAATACCCCATCCTGAAAATGCTATCTTTACCAGTAGTGCCGAAGCCAAACGAGCAGTTGACACTCTCAAAGAAATTATCACCAATCCAGAACAAGTAACAATCAAGTGGGACGGCGAAGTAGCACTATTCTTTGGCCGCGACGCTCGAGGACAGTTCTTTTGTTCAGACAAGTACATGTATCCAAAAGGCATATTGGCTCATAGTGTACAAGACTGGATCGCATACGATACAAATAAAAAGTCTGGAACCCAACGTCCAGATTTATATAAAAAACTCGAGGCCATATGGTCCAGTTTAGAGCAAAGTGTTGGCTCTCAACCAGTGACGTTTAAAGGCGACTATTTTACTTTGTCCGATCCTGTCAAAGGAAACTATGTTTTACGTGGTCCCACGGCACAATATGCGATACCGGCCAACAGCAAAGCAGGTCAGGCACTGGCAGGTAAAAATGCAGTGATATTTGTACACAGCATGAATGAACGACCTTGGGATGGCAAAGGACTGGAAGGCTCTGGCAACGTGGCCTTGTTGGGACCAAATATAGATAATCAATTTGGACTAGGCACCTATGATAGACAGCTTACGCAACTGTACAAAAATGCAGAAACAATTCTTGGTCAATACGGAAATCTAGTAGATACTTTTTTAAATCAATTGGGCACTAAATCCGCTCGTGCAAAACTAGAACAGTATTTCAATCAAAAAATAACACGCCAGACTGATCTATCAGTAGACGAGTGGCTAAAACAAAACGATCCTGCTAACTATAAAAAACTAATAGGTGACAATCAAGGCGGTATTTTATACAGAAACACCCAGGGCTGGAACGCTCTTAAAATGATTTATAACAGCATTTATCAACTAAAAGACTACCTAGATCGAGTATTTACACAGCAGGTTAAAAACATAGCTATGTCTACCCCAGGCGGTGCTGGAGGGGAAGGGTTTGTATTTAATAGTCCCACACAAGGCCCTTATAAGCTGGTCAGCACGGGGTTTAGACAAAGTCATTTCAACAAATAACACCAACTTGCATAAATAAAAGTATGCGTTCAACGCACATATTTAAGGAGAATTAACATGGCAATCGGAGTAACTAAAGTACACGGTAACACAAAATCATTTGGTGCAGCAGGTCGTCAACTTGCATTGACATCATTTAGCAAGACAAATCTAACACAAGCAGAAGTAGACGCTGTTGTTGCTTTTGTTCAGTTAACATCATCTGTTCTAGCGATTGCTGGCGACCAGACCACTGGTGAGCCATTTGTTGCTGGCACAACTGATGCAGTACACATGATCACAGAAGGTCCAGCTCCAGCAGCTGGGTCCAATTTTGGTGGTGTGACAGGTGTTACATCTGCTGTCGTAGCATACTTTGCCGCACGTTAATTAATTTTAACCGGGCAACAAACAAAAGCAGGACAATGTCCTGCTTTTTTGTTGAGTTTGACATAAATACAAGCATGCGGTCCACGCAACTTAATTAAGGAGAAATAAAATGGCAATAGTAACACGCACAGCAGGAGATGCACAACAGGTAAGAAACGTTGATAATTTTGGCAGCATCAATGCCAACGCCGTGATCATCAACACTGGTTTGAGTGCACCAGTCACATGCTACAAAGTTTCATTTATCGCAGGTACAGCAAATTTAGCAGCTGAACTGGGCACCGGTGGTGCTGTTGAAACAGTTCTACGTACTTTGAACAGCAACGCACAAATCGCCATGTATCAGATTGATGCAGGCACGAGTGGTGCACAACAGATCAGTATCTTGGCAGAACGTTCAGCAATGAGTGCCACAGATCTACAAACAATTCTAAGAGCAGCCGGCAACATTGGCAGTCGTGGAAACGTTTATGGTGGTACGGCTCAAGTTACTGTGACTAGTTCTGGCAACTTCAAACTGGCCTAATAGTTAGTTCTATCAACAAAGAAGCGATCTTTATGATCGCTTTTTTTGTGGCCGCTAAATATGTGTATCATGTCAACAACCGGATTGCAAATTTTTCGTGGATTTAGTCTAGTGGACATCACTGCCACGGGAGTGATCAGAGACCAAGATACCGACAGTCTGGCACGCAATCAACAGCGTAACTGGGAAACACTATTACAATGCATTGGTCTACGCACACAACCGCTGAACATTCAAGGTCCAGAAATCACAGAATCAGCTGATCTGTCTCAGTATCATTTTGGCGATCTCTACTCGGGAGAACACCGGGTATGGACCTGGGCCTGGACCATTGAACGTGAAGGTGTGTATGACTTGCCCGGACGTCCCTTGGCAGGCCTGTTGCAAGACCTAGAACAAGTGCCCATAATCACCGGTTTGACCGAAACAGCTCGGTTCATGTTGCCTATTTTTTACCCACACGGTACCATTAAAAATATGTACATTACACAACAGCTAATCGAATAAATAACATAGATGCTACGGCACCATTAAGGCTCACAATTACGGCACATACAGGCTCAACAAAAAGCGTCGCTACCTGAAAGCGAGAAGTATAGATGTCCACCACTGATATTGAAAAGAAGAGTCTTGAGGCACACGTAGAATTATGTGCGGAAAGGTACTCGGCTTTGGAAGAAAAATTAAATCACTTAGACGGTCGTATGGACAAACTGGAAGGCCATATCGTAGAAATCAAAGACACAATTCGCGGTGTGGGCAACGACAACAACAAAACCATAATCACCATTGGTACCACAGTGGGCGGTGTGCTACTGACAGCAGTCATTGGACTCTTGGTACACTTGATAATGAGATGAAGATAGTAGAACTACTGAACAATATACAAATTGGCATCACCAATGAACAGGCTGATCTGCTGGGCAGATTCCAGCATGAGTCAGTGATACAAAAAAACGCTCTCAACGAACGCGAGCAAGAGATTGCAAATCAACTAACGACGCAGGACATACTGTTGCGCCGTAATGAAAATGGCCAGATCACGTACAAGAAAAAAATCCGTTAGACCCCCGAATTCCCAAATACGCAAATTAACCAATGTTGCCACTGATTATATCAAGCAGTGGACCGAACGGGAACTGGGCAAACTACGTGTCACACAGCCAAGTCCTGTCTGCATACCCGTCAACAACGGCTACAGAATTGGGCTTTATCATGTTCACATCAACCCCAACAAGACCTGCGATGTGCTGGATCACAACCGTGAATTTGTACACAGATTTGAAAGCAAAATATCAGCAATTCTGTACACGATTTACACCATCAAACGGCAGTACTGGACCGCAGATCAAATACTATGCTGTGATAGAGAAATAAATAAACACTATATGGATGTCTTGTCTTTGCGTAACAGTATAGAAAAAGCCAAACAACGCAAAGATTACATAATAGTTGATACCAGAATTTCTAGACTAGAAATAGCAGAAGGCCTGCTGAATCTTGCCCGGGATCGAATATTAAAAATGCACAAGACTGCTAAATACTACAAGATATGGGAATAATACATCATGAGACTTTCTGAAATGCGAACCGAAGTAACACCACAAAAGATCAACAAGGTCATGGAAAGCCGCTTTGGTTTTACCGTGGACTACGATAACATGACCTATGCTAAGGCTCAGCGCCTGACCAAGGCTCTGGGTGAAAACATCACACAGATTAAAAAATCTTTTGGTGCCCACACTGCCGAAAAGAACAGCAAGTACATGGAACTCATGCTGGTCAAAGAAGGTCTAGACAAATGGCTAGGCAGCGAACAAGGTCTCATGGAAAGTGAACTGGGTCGTAGCGAAGCAGTACTAGCGGCCAAAGACATTGTGGATTCAGTACAAGACATGCTGGAAAAAATCAGCAAAATCCAAAACGAACAAGTACCTGCCCTGATTGACACAATCCGTGATCAAATCGGCAGCGAACAAGCAGAAACATTCAAAACAGGTATCAGCCCAATGTTGGCCGACCTGTATCAGGCTTTGAGCACAGCACGTGAAAGTTCAGACACAGCAGTTCGTCAACTCAGCGGCGAACAAGTGGCTGCTCCCATGGACATGGGCATGGGTGCTGATCAAGGTCTTGCTGGCACAATGCCTCCCGAAGGCGGTATGGACAGCGACATGGATGCCGATATGGCTCCTGCAGATGGTTTTGATGCAACTGATGCTGCCGTAGGCGGTGAAGAAGAACTAGGCCGCGAGCGTCGTTGATATGCGTGCAAGCGAGATCATTCTTGAGTCCGCTGAAATAGTAGACGAAGTAATCGAAGACGAAGCAGAATCACGTGGTGATTCTGCTTTGATCACCACACTAGAATGGCTACGCAACGAAGCCGAAAAAAGCAATGCAGTAACTCCACGTGTCAAGGTTGATACCATAATCAATGCAGTAAGAAACATTCCTGGTAACGAAGCATTTAACTTTGCTGCCTTGGATGCAGCACACCAACACAACGATTCTATCAAATCTCTAATCAAAGACATCAAGGACGACGAAAAGACTGGAACCAAATATGTTTATTTGGCACCACCCGAAAGCGAACTTGACAGCAGTGATCCACTTGGTGCTGAAACGGCTGCACCCGGCGATCCGGCCAAGGTAGTAAGCAGCATGGCCAAACGAGCCGCCTCGAAATAAATTTATTGACATACCAAATTAAATACGTTATAATAGCGTAAGGAGCATTTCTATGGCATATTCAGAAAAAGTAATTGATCATTATGAGAATCCACGTAACGTGGGCAAGATGGACACCGGAGATATCAATGTAGGCACCGGCATGGTAGGTGCTCCTGCCTGTGGCGACGTGATGAAACTACAGATAATGGTCAAAGATGGAATAATACAAGATGCAAAATTTAAAACATACGGGTGCGGGTCGGCGATTGCGAGTAGTAGTCTCGTTACGGAGTGGGTCAAGGGTAAAACGTTGGACCAGGCTGCAACAATTAAGAACACTCAAATTGCAGAGGAACTCGCACTCCCGCCGGTTAAGATCCATTGTAGTATCCTTGCGGAAGACGCTATTAAGGCAGCTATAGAAGACTACCGTAAGAAACATCCAGAATGATCACGGTTACTCCAGCGGCACAACAACGCATAGAACAAAACATAAGACAGCGTGGTCGCGGCCGAGGCATACACATAGGTGTACGCACCACCGGCTGTTCAGGTCTAGCTTACACTCTAGAATATCTCGACAGTGTGACCAATCTCGATCCAGGTCACACAACCTTGTTTGAAACTTTTTGTATTTACATCAGTGAAAAAGATCTACCCTATTTCAAAGACCTGGAAATAGATTATGTGCGTCAAGGTCTCAATGAAGGTTTTGAATTTCGCAATCAGGCCGAGAAAGATCGCTGTGGTTGCGGAGAAAGTTTCCGAGTCTAATGATTATTGAACGATACAATTATGAGCCGTGCGATAGAACCACGGTGGATGGCAAACGACATTATTGTTTGCCTGATGGAAGCCATGTTCCCAGCGTTACCACGATCCTTGACAAGACCAAGCCCTACGAAAAGATCCAGGCACTCAACAACTGGAAAAAAGCCGTGGGCGAAGAACGTGCAAAACAGATCACTACTGAAGCTGCCAACCGCGGCACCAGAATGCACAGTTATCTTGAACACTATGTCAAAACTGGTGACATGAAAGATCTGCCCAGCAACCCCTATGCTCAACCTTCGTGGTACATGGCTGCCGAAGTCATACTCCGGGGTCTGGGCAAAGTCAACGAATTCTGGGGTGTGGAAGTGCCTGTGTATTATAGTGGGTTATATGCTGGCACCACAGACTGTGTGGGCATACACTCGGGTGTGCCAGCGATCATGGATTTCAAACAAACCAACAAACTTAAAAAACGTGAATGGATCGAAGACTATTTTTTACAACTTTGTGCTTATGCACAAGCACACAACAGCATGCACGGAACCACGATCAATAGAGGCGTGATTCTCATGTGTGCCCAACCAAAAACTCCCGAAAGCACGCCAGAATATCAGGAATTTGTGCTGGAAGGCACAGAGTTTGATCACTACTGTGTGGAATGGAACAAACGAGTAGAACAGTATTATCTCGCAAACTAAATACATTATATTTCAGGATTAATGTAAATGGCAATTGTTCAAATCAGTAGAATTCAGCATCGTAGAGGACTACAGCAAGATCTACCCAACCTGGCCAGTGCTGAACTGGGCTGGAGTATTGATGAGCGTAAACTCTACATCGGCAACGGCACCCTGGAAGAAGGTGCTCCTACCGAAGGTGTAACAGAAATACTGACCGAGTACACCAATTTCATTGATTTAATTTCTAGTTATATATTCAAAGGTACTCAGACTGGTTATACCAGTGTCACTGGTATAGATGCAAACAATCCAATACAACGTACCTTACAACAGGTACTGGACGAAACAGTAAGTGTCAAACACTTTGGTGCGGTAGGAGATGGTGCCACAGATGACACAGCCGCCATAAATCGTGCTGTCAGACAAATTTATGTGAGTTCGTTGAACAGTTCTTACAGTTCAGTTCGTAGAACAATCAAGTTTCCGGCTGGCACCTATAGAATTATCAGCAACATTGTCATACCACCAAATTGCACCCTGGTAGGTGATGGAAAAAACAACAGCATTATCTCCAGCAATGTGGGAGTGATTCAAACCTGCGACAGTTTGTTTCAAATTGCCGGTGATCTAGGCGCCGGCGGAGCTACCTTGCCCGGTAACATCACAGTCAGAGATTTGTCGATGACCACCACATCCAACAGTGTGCCAGCTGCCTTGTTGGTTTCAGCAACCAATGTGGTATTTGATAGCGTGAATTTTTCTGGTGGTAACTACAATTTAAATGTGACTGGATCCTCAGCCAATGTTGAAGTATCCAGCAGTACCTTGCGTGGATCCGCTACCGCACCTGTCAACATTGCCGACGCAGTTTCTGGATTGGTGTCTCGCAGCAATCATTTTGATACTGTGCGGGTGCCACTGTCTGCTGGCACAAACTCTGTTACCACTCTGGCCAATGGTGCTGGACGAATTGATTACGAAATCGCCACAGGCACCAATTATAGAATTGGTTCTATAAAATACAATCGCAGCACCGGAGTGGCACAGTTTGACGATGAGTTCAGTGAACCATCCACGAGCCTGGGTGCCAACTTGTGGGTAAGAAGCAATGGCGCCATGATCTGTAGTGTGTCTGGTACCAGTACCTTGAAGTATAATATTAAACAATTTATTTAAAACCCAATGTTTCAACAAAGGCCAGAAGACCGACTGAGGTCCTGGCGTGAATTTCGAACTTTTATAGAGTCGTTGCCATTAGAATACGCCTTGTCCCAAACTGCAGAATTTTGGGCCGGGGCACCTTTTGTTCCTTATTGTCTGGACTCTGCGGCACCAGCAACCTGGCCGGACCCTTGGACATTAATTTATGAAAATGTGTATTGTGATGTTGCAAAATGTCTAGGAATAGTTTATACTGTAGCACTGACCACACACAGAACAAACACCATAATAGAGTTCAAGCAGTACGAAGATCCTAAAACAGGGTACGACTATAATTTAGCCTGTTTTGATCAGGGAAAATATATCCTTAATATGATTGACGGAGAGGTAGTAAATATCAAACTAGTCAATGAAACATTGAAATTTAAACGGCAGTACAATGAAAAAGAATTACAATTAGAATCTTACTAAGAGGCATCAATGACAACAATTCAAGTAACAAAAAGAGAAGGTCACACGGAAGATCTCGATTTAGAAAAGTTACACAAAGTAGTATTCTGGGCCACACAGGGAATTACAGGTGTTAGTGCCAGTGAAGTAGAAATAAAAAGTCACATACAATTTTACAACGGTATAAAGACTGCAGATATTCAAGAAACCTTGATCAAAAGTGCTGCGGATTTAATTAGTGAAGAAACTCCAAATTATCAATATGTAGCTGGCCGCCTGATCAATTATCACCTACGCAAACAGATTTACAACAATTACACACCCTGGCCTTTGTTGACCTTGGTCAAACGCAATGTTGACCTAGGTTTTTATGATCTCGGACTGTTAGAAGCCTTCACTGAAGAAGAGTGGGCTACATTAAACAGTTACATACATCACGATCGTGATGAAAATTTTACCTATGTGGCCATGGAACAGTTTCGTGGCAAGTACTTGGTACAAAACCGTGTCACGGGAGAAATATATGAAACTCCACAGATGGCCTATATCTTGATCGCGGCCACTCTGTTTCAGAATTACTCTCAAGAAACACGTCTCAAATGGATCAAAGATTATTATGATGCAATTAGCCTGGGGGATATCAGCTTGCCTACTCCTGTTATGGCTGGGGTCCGCACTCCGCAGAAACAGTTTAGTTCGTGTGTCCTCATCGAAACAGATGACAGTCTCGATAGTATTAATGCTACTGCTAGTAGCATCGTTAAGTATGTGAGTCAGAAAGCCGGCATTGGTATTGGCGCCGGACGCATCAGAGCATTGGGTAGTCCCATCCGCTCGGGAGATGCTTATCACACAGGTGTGGTGCCATTCTACAAGTTATTCCAAAGTGCCACACGTAGTTGTAGCCAAGGAGGTGTACGCAATGGTGCAGCCACCTTGTACTATCCCGTTTGGCACCTGGAAATTGAAGACCTCATGGTATTGAAGAACAACAAGGGCACCGAGGATAATCGTGTGCGTCACATGGATTATGGTGTTCAATTCAACAAATTAATGTACGAAAGATTGATTCAAGGTGGTGATATTACCTGTTTTAGCCCCCACGACGTGCCTGAAATGTACGAAGCCTTCTTTGCAGATCAGGACCGGTTCAAGGAGTTGTATGAACGTGCAGAACGCAATACCAAACTACGTAAGAAAACATTCAAAGCCGCAGAGTTGTTTACAAGATTCATGCAGGAACGCAAAGATACCGGTCGTATCTATTTGCAAAACGTGGACCATGCCAACACGCACAGTCCATTTGATGAAAGTGTAGCACCAGTCAAGATGAGTAACCTTTGTTGTGAAATTGATTTACCCACAGTTCCACTACGGGATGTCAATGACGAGGATGGTAGGATTGCCTTGTGTACTCTGAGTGCAATCAATTGGGGCAATGTAAAAAGCCCACATGATTTCCAGAAGCCTTGCGAACTGGCAGTACGTGGTCTAGACGCATTATTAAGCTATCAAGGATATCCAATACGTGCCGCAGAGATAGCCACTGAAGAATTTAGACCCTTGGGTGTAGGTATTATTAACTTTGCTTATTTCCTGGCAAAGAACGATGTAAGTTACAGCAGTCCAGAAGCACTGACCTTGGTTGACGAGTATGCTGAAGCCTGGAGCTATTATCTCTTAAAGGCTTCAGCTGATCTCGCCATTGAACAAGGTGCCTGTACAAGAGCCCGAGATTTGAAATCGGCACGCGGTATTCTTCCTATAGATACTCGCAAGCCAGAAATTGACGAATTGGTCCCGCACCAAGAGCGTATGCCTTGGGCAGAACTACGTGAACAAATAAAGCAAACTGGTCAGCGTAATGCTACCCTAATGGCTCTAATGCCTGCAGAAACTTCAGCACAGATCTCGAACGCCACCAACGGAATTGAGCCCCCACGCAGTTATGTCAGTGTAAAGCAAAGCAAACATGGTGTACTCAAACAAGTGGTTCCTGAATACCGTAGACTAAAAAATCGCTATGAACTATTATGGGATCAACGCAGTCCCGAAGGATATTTAAAATTGTGTGCGGTGTTGCAAAAATACATTGATCAAGGCATCAGTGTAAACACTAGTTACAATCCAAGATTCTACGAGGATGAAAAGATCCCCATGAGCGACATGCTCAAAGATGTCATACAGTTTTACAAGTATGGTGGAAAACAGTTGTACTATTTTAATACCAATGATGGTCAGGGCGAAATCGACATCGATAAATTAAATGCTCCTCAACAAGTTGAACAAATAGATGATGCCGCCGAGTGCGACAGTTGTGTAATTTAAGGAAAAGAAATGAGCGTATTTAATATTCGAAAAACAGATCATACCAAGAGCTTGGCATTTTTAGACACCAATGGTACTCCAGCGGTGCAACGCTATGATGTACTCAAGTATCGTCAATTTGACAAACTCACTGACAAGCAACTGGGATTCTTTTGGCGTCCAGAAGAAGTTGATGTGGTACATGATGCCAAAGACTTTAAAGATTTAACAGATTTTGAAAAGCATATCTTTACATCAAATCTCAAACGTCAAATCCTGCTGGACTCGGTGCAAGGTCGCAGTCCCAACCTGGCATTCTTGCCCTTGGCCACCATACCTGAATTGGAAACCTGGATTGAAACTTGGGCATTCAACGAAACCATTCATTCACGCAGTTACACACATATCATTCGTAATGTGTACAGCGATCCCAGTGTGATTTTTGATGAACTCATGGAACTAGATGAAATTGTGGCCTGTGCAAAAGATATTAGTCGTTACTACGATGACCTTATTGAAGCGTCGGGCTGGTATCGCATGTTGGGTTACGGTACCCACACAGTCAATGGTAAAAAAATCGAAGTTGATTCTTATCAGCTTAAAAAGAAATTATGGTTGTGTCTTAACAGCGTGAATGCTCTGGAAGGTATTCGCTTTTATGTGAGCTTTGCCTGTTCATGGGCATTTGCCGAACTTAAAAAGATGGAAGGCAATGCCAAGATTATCAAACTGATAGCTCGGGATGAAAACATACACTTAGGGTCCACGCAAACCCTGCTCAAATTGTTGCCACAGGATGACCCCGACTATGTGACAATCAAGGCAGAAACCAAGGCCGAATGTGAACGCATGTTCTTGAGTGCTGCTCAACAAGAAAAAGATTGGGCTCGATATCTGTTCAAGGATGGAAGCATGATTGGTCTTAATGAAGTGCTGTTGTGTCAGTACATAGATTGGTTGACCTGCAAACGCATGACCGCGGTGGGCTTGGATTGTGGTATGAAACCAGGATCTAGTAATCCCTTGCCTTGGACACAAAAATGGATAGCCGGCGCCGAAGTACAGGTAGCACCACAGGAAACAGAAATCACCACCTATGTGATCGGTGGCACAAAGCAAGACGTGGACAACAACACATTCCGAGGATTTAGCCTGTGAAGGTTTTGGTAAGTGGATGTAGTTTTGCTGAAGACCTGACTCCCATAATTAAAAAACACATACCAGATCCTGTGGTCGTCAACTTGGCCCAGTCTGGTGTTGGCAACAGATACATTGCCGATTCGGTTGTCATGGCCACTGCCCGAGAAAAATTTGATCTCGTTTATGTTTCCTGGACCGGTCTGTCAAGGTATGATGTTTGTGTAAGTTCGGAAAATAAAGAATTATTTAAAACCTGGGCTCAACAAAAATTCCTGTTTGACAAGTATTATGTCTGCACCGGAGGTGTAGGTGGGTGGGATCACCTCGATCACTCATTTGCCAACATGCTGTTTAAAAATTATCATACCTTTGTGGATCATGAACAGTTGTATTACAACAGCATATTAGAAATTGTAAAAACACAGGGCTATTTAAAAAGCCTCGGTATACCTGCATACCACACCTGCATGTTAAATCAGTTTGTTGCAGATCCCGACGTTATGACTAGACACACATGCGAGTATGGTACTAAAAGATTTCCCAGTTTACAACCATTAATTGACCAAATTGATTTTACCAATTGGATATTAGAAGGCCAACTTGGTATATTTGAAAATTGTGATAAACTACACTTACTCAGTGATGATAATTTTCACCCTAGCGAAGAAGGCTACACCCATTGGATTGATAAATTTGTTGCACGATTAAAAAACGATAAAATACTATAACAACAGGATAATAAAATGATAACAGTATATTCAAAAGCTCATTGCCCATTTTGCGACAAAGCCAAGGCATTGTTAAAACTCAAAGGCATTGTATTTGAAGAAGTGCGTATAGATCAGAGTTCTGAAGCAAGAGAATTTATCATGGGTGAAGGACACAGAACTGTTCCTCAACTGTACAAGGACGGCAAGTTATTGGTAGAAGGTGGATATACTGGCTTGGCTAAACAGCCAGCTAAGTTTTTCGAACAACTTAAAGGATAAAAATGTTAATTCAGAAAGGTTACGATACAGGTAGTATTGTGTGTTTCAAATTGGTCAATGGTGATGAAACCATAGCCAAATTGGTGGAAGAAACCGCAGAGTCTTACATACTGAGTCGGCCTTGCACAGTGGTACCCAGTGCCCAGGGCCTGGGACTCATGCAAAGCCTGTTTTCTGCGGATATAAATACTAGTATAACGCTGAGCAAGGCTCATGTAATCATGCATAGCCCAGTGGTAGACAAGTTAGAAGCACACTACATACAAACTACCACAGGTATTCAGCCAGTGACCAAAGGCGGAATTATAACTTAAATGCCAGGAGTGCCAATAGCCACCGTAGGGATTCCTTCAAGTATCCTGGGATTTCCACCACCACCGGGCGTGATAGCTCTGGGAGCCCCCACGGTACGTGTCAACGGTCTTCCGGTAGCACATGTGGGATCATTGGTCACCATACACGGAAATCCTTACAATCCCAAAGCACCTGGCTTCAATCCTGTATGCGCCGCTGCTGTGGTTGCCAAAGGTGTTCCCAATATCTTGGTTGAAGGTAAACCAGTTACCCATCTCGGGGCTGTTTGTAGTTGTGGACAACACTTTGTGGTCATAGGTTCGCCAAATGTGTATGTAGGAACAGGTGTGTAATGGCCACAGCTGTCGCACTCAATGCCACCAGTAGCATTATAAACAGCCAAGGTCTTGGTGTCAGTCCGGCCTTGCTGGCCAACATTACCGCATATCAGGCCAAACCGGCTCTGGCAGCGTTTGCCAACTGCTATATCAATGCAGGCATAACATCCGCGGTCACATCCAACATTGTTTCTCAATTAAATACCATTGGTAGCACTATTACATCTGGCCATTTCTTATTAGATTTATACCCGGGAAACGTAACCGTCACTTCAAGTGCCACGATCACACCTTGGACTGTCAATTTGGTGGTTGCCACTGGTAGTTTTATATCACATCTTGGAAAAATTTACACTACCACTGGCAATGTTTTTGGATCTTCTTTCGATGGCAACGTGATTGAAAATTGTGCTCTTACTGGAGTCAGTGGTATTATTAAAAAACAAGCCCAATTGCCATTTGCATCAGGATATACGGGATTTGCCAATGTTTATCAATTTGTGCAAGGTTACAGCCAACAAATATTTGATACTGTGAGTTCTGTTAATCTGTTAAAAAACAAAACCTATGCCGATACTGGTGTTGGATTTGCCGGCCCTGCAGATCTAGTGACCAATGGCATTGGAACCAACGCCAGATTAATTGCCAATGTGGTATCAGCCTGGGGCACCATGTATGATATCAACAACCTAACAAAAATTGGTGATCCTTATGTGTTTGGACAAAACATATTGAATCAAGGGCTAGGTTACATCAACGGTTTGTCAGACCAATTGACCACAGTAGGTCTAGACATTACTAACCTGCCCGATTTTCCTTCTGTTAGGACCACAGTCACACAAGAAGAAACTGTGACCACGTTTTCCAGTTTTGTGGGAGAAATAGAATTTCCCACCATAACCGAAGTGGTCACTACCCAACCGGTGACTGGCAGCAGTCCCACAGTGGTTCTAAACATCTACAAAACTGTGACAGGTAGTAATTTGGCAATAGTTGCTACGGCTGCAAACATAACAACCAGTAGCAACAGCACAAACCAGCTATTGTCCTTGGCCGATTATCTTGACCTTCAAAAAGTCGTATCTGCAGATTTATACACAGCATTAGGCGCCTTGAGTATAAGAACATTCGACGAGTTTGGTCAATATCTTGGAAAAAAATTAGGACAGGCTCGATTTAGATCCTGGACAGAAATGAGTAGATTTTTGTTGTCGTTGGAAACCCCGGTTCTGTCTTACCTGCCCACAGGGGCCAACACTAACATACTTTATAACAATACCATTACCACCTTAAATAATCAATTTGGCGTAGGATCCGGTGCCTTGGGCAATCCTGTTATAATTGATTATCTTGGTGCCTGTGCCGGCGATCCATATACCAACAAATTTTATACTATCAATCTCAACTATGATTCCTTGGCCAGCTCAGCCGGCATTACCACACCTCTGGCCAATCTCGATCGAGCCATCATTGATTACAGCAATGCCTATGCGGCCTATCTGGCATCAGAAATTCCCGAAAGCAGTCCAGGTGCCATGGATGGAACGCCACCCGATCCATTGTTGTTGTTGCCATTCACCATTGTCACGTCAAATGTGACCGCAGTGAATTCGGCCTTGAGTTCGTTGCCCACCACTGGTGTGTTGGCCGAAGCAGTCGCATCTTGCAACACCGGATGGTATCAAATGTTGAATCGTATATCAACCGAAGTGGCCAATCTGAATCGTGCTGCTGTGGTGTTCACTTCTGGTACCACCTTGGGACTTTTGAGTTTTGCCGAAAACATTGGCCAAACAGCCAGTGACAAACAATCAACCGAAGGATATCAATTTTTCGCCAATATCATGACCAATGATGCAGCCGGTGACTCAATTCGAGCCGCGGTTGCTGAAGTTATCAACACTCAGGCCTTGACCGGAGTGGGTGTAAATATCTACAACAATCCCGACCCCAGACTCAAAATCTATCAAAGTCAAGCTCAAAATGTGCCATTAACCACGTACTTATCCCAGAATAAGTAGGGTTTTAACCACTGTTTTTTGGTTTGAACGATACTTACCTTGACTATTTCTCACTAATATAGTAGTATTACTAATAATCTCGATACTTAAATAGAACTACGAAGTCCAAGACCAGGAGGAATTATATGATCGCAATTTTGGATAAGATTAAACACCTTGATGCTGTTCAACTAGTAAAAACATCAATGCGTTTAATTTGCTTTATGGCATTGGTTGCTGTTGTGGCAGTTGTGACCAATACCAAACTACAAACTCTCAAAGTCAACAATGAGGTTTATCGTCAGGGATTTGTGAGTGCAGAAGATCGCACTCGCCAACTTGATTGTCTGACACGCAACATATACTATGAAGCTGCTACTGAACCTTTTGAAGGCAAAGTGGCAGTGGCTCAAGTCACAATGAATCGTGTGGAGGACGGACGTTTTGGCAAGGGTGTGTGTGACGTTGTGTACAAGAAAAACGTCATCATGGAACGAGTGGTTTGTCAATTCAGTTGGACCTGTGATGGGGTCAGCCGAGTCAAACCAATCTATCAAGCACACTATCGTGAAAGTGAAGAAGTGGCCAAAAAAGTTCTCCTAGAAAACTTTCGTTTACCCAGCATGAAAGACGCCATGTACTATCATGCTGATTATGTGAATCCACGTTGGGGCAAACCACAGGTGGCCAAAATTGGTCGTCACATATTTTACAAGGAAAACCGATGAAATTTGATATCAACAACTTCAAGCCTGCCATCAGCAGATTTTTTAATCAGCACTTTGGTCAACTCAGTGCTGACACGCTGGGTTGGTTGGCTCCCATTGTAATTCATTGTGCTACCATACCCAGCCTGTTGGCCTTGCTCACAGGACTCTCAGACCGGACTCCACCCATTGATGTGGTGTTGTTCATCTGGGCCGGTCTGGTCTTGTTGTTTGGTCGTGCCATTATACTCAAGGACATGTTTAACATTATCACTATTGGCACAGGATTTATTGTGCAAGCGGTCATAATGGCCCTGATTTTGTTCAAATAAATGTTTGTGGAAATCCTCGGACGTATCAGTAGCATTGCTGTGAGACATCGTGGTAAGAAGTACACGCCCGAAGGTCTCACGCATTTGATCAGAATGCAGTTTCGTGATCCACAGTTGCAATTTCGCACACAACGCAACAGTCGAGTGGCCCCAGGAAATTTCTGGATCGGCGGTGAGTATCGTTGCACTGACGACGAACAAGATGAGCCCTGCATCACAATAACCTTGGCTTTTCCCACTAAAGAAAAATCTTCCGCGATTGACAGCAGAGATTGGAATCATCTAGCTTTTCATATCGCAGATGTGGTCACGCATGAATATCTGCATCAGTGGTACAGTCGCCAACGTGGTTATCGAAATGGTCCCGGATATCGTGAGCGTACCAATTTGTACTACAGCGAAAGCATGCAGGACTATCTGGGTTGCGAAGACGAAATACAGGCACACGCTTTCAATGTGTGTAGTGAAATGATCGTCTACAATCGTAGCATGGAACGCACCAAGACCTATCGTTTGTATCAACGCCATTTTCGTGACGATCCAAAAGTAGTACTAAAACTAAAAAAGCAAGCCGTTAAATATATTAAACGATGGGAGCAAAGCAATGAGCAAATTAGCCCAAGATCAAGAAGTCACAATCGATGATGTGTTTGACACAGAAATAACCGAAGATGATTATGGTTTTATAGTAGGTCCCAACGGTGAACTGAAGTCAGTTTTTCTTCCTGACACGTTACCTTTTAAAACGCACAAGCGAATCCAGCGTATTCTCAAAATATTTGGTATCACTGACCCGGCACAATTGGACAGTACCACCTTGCATTAAGCGGTTGACCCAAAATTCCCAAAATGCTATAATAGCAGTATGAATCAACCAATAGCATTTTACTTCAAATGGGTGGCCACAGTGATAACTTTGACTGGTGCAGTATTTGCCAGCGTAGGCGTATACCCACTCAGTGCCATAGTCCTAAATACCGGCAGTTTTTTGTTCCTGATCTGGGCGTTTTTGATACGTGATCGGGCCATGATCACAGTAAATGCTGGATTATTAAGCATATACACCACAGGTTTGCTGTATAAACTGTTATAAATCAATGACTTACAGTGGTTGACTCGAAATTCCCGAAATGTTATAATATATGTATATTAACTAATAAGGAGCTGGAATGAGTAAAGTAATATATTTTGCGGGTGTCAGTCGTGTCAACGGTGAACTAAAGTTTCGTACTGCTGCCAGTCCAGCTCGTTTTCAGCAGTTGGGCAAATTAGGCGACACAGATGTTGAGATGGTCAATGTCAATGTTGAAACTAAATCACAAGCCGCCAAAGAATTGTTGGCTCGTAACTTTGCCAACGGTCGTGCAGATATTGAAGCATTATTGGTATCAGTGGCCACTGACGACAATCCATTTGCCAAGCCCAAAGCTGTCAAAAAAGCAAAAACAGTGGTGGTCAAAAACGTCAAGGTCAAGCCTTCTACTGCCACTGCCGCAGACTTTGACAAGCCATTGACTCCCAAAGAAGCAGCCAAGGTGCGTGCCGAGTTTATGAAGAAATTGCGTGCCGTATATGAAGCGAACTAAAAACAGTCACATGCACTATCACCACGGTGATCTGGTAACCGAGGCTTTCATAGCCGGGCTACCAGAACTGTATCGTACAGTCAAAGAGTATCCTGGCTTGAGAATGGTACCCATTGATCGTGTGGATGCAGTGCGAACTGGACTGCAACAACTGGGCTATCAGGTGCGTATCCGCTATCGTGGTCCGCATTTGCCCGAACACGACACTCTTAAATCTAATGCTCGTGCCTTTACTGTTTACTTCAAGGAGTAGTCATGCAATCACATTATGTATATAACGGATATGAATATTGTCCCTGGGACGATGTAGAACCAGACAATATCAAGACTTTTCACGAGTGCTACAAAGATGGTAAACGTGTCCGCATGCCGGTTGACTTTTATAATCATAGCCCGTATAGTTTGATGAACTACGATGAGTTTGTGAAACACGTCCAAACTGTGGAAGTTTTTATACAAGGATAACATGTATTTTTGGCGTCTATGGCTTGCCCTTGCTATGCTGTATTTTGTTATTCACGTGACTGTGGGTTACCTGCGGTGTGTGGATCAAATGTGCCCAGGCGACAGAGAAGACAATTGGGTATTGGAGTTTCGTGACGAAGACACCGGTGAACCCATGATCAAGATAAATGGCAAAGTCATAACTAAAAAACAGTGGTTGCAGGAACAGTCTGGGGAGACAACAAAATGATCACAGTGATAGGCTACAAAGACGGCATAGAATGCAGGCACGAACGGTGCTACGACATATGGAGTGCTGATCAAACAGCCGAAGAAATGAAAGAATGTACAAACTTGTACGATCAAGTAGAAATAATCATAACGGAGGAATCAAATGGAAAAGCCTGATGAACCCTTGTATAGCATACGCTACACTATTCCCAAAAAAGACATACAAGAATTCTTAGATCACTTACATACCATGCAGTTTGATTACCTGGAGCAGGCTGTGGAAGCCAGTAAATACAAAGATGCCCGGGCAGTTATCAAACATATCATGGAGATGAAATGACAGATTCAGAAAAATTAATCAAAGATTTTTTAGAAGATCGTGTTCGACTAGAAGACTTGACCACAGAACAGTTGGACACAGTGTTGGATGAACTGATCGAGATAGGTGAAAGCCTGCTCAACACAGACAAACACGAAGCCGGTGTGGCCATACTAACGGTGCTTGATGCGGCCATAGACTTAAAATCCTTGGACGCTACAGATGTGGGATTTGAGCAGGCCATCCAGGCCGCCGAAGCACGTGGAAGCACCTATTGGGAATTTGAGGAATATCTTGTCCACTGAACTAAAACGCATAGGTTTCTGTTGCAAATGGCTAAATGATCCGTCCGAATGTGGCGGCATGAAGGTCAATGCTGTAGACCGTGAACTGAACGGACGTAGCACCACCATGCGTTGGTTGCGTGAACATCCTGATCTAGCTGAACAGCGGCAGTGGGACATCATGAATCACAACGCCGCAGCCGCGGTCAAGTTGATTGAACGTGTGGCCACATTGCCGGCAAATCGCAGGATGGTGCGTTTAGGCAGTGAGATGTTGCAGGGCTATACCGAAAAGGACTGGATCAACTGGTGGCAAGATAAAGCAATACAGGATCACCTGGAACGTATCTTTGCACCAATTGGCGAAACAGCACGTAGACTAGATGTGCGTCTCAGTTTCCACCCTGGACAGTTTTGTGTACTGGCATCAGAGAATCCGGGCATTGTGGAAAGATCAATACAGGAGTTTGAATATCATGCAGATATGGTCAGATGGATGGGATACGGTCGGACGTTTCAAGACTTCAAGATCAATGTCCACATCTCGGGTAAACGAGGTCCCGAGGGTATTCGAGATGCCCTCAGACGGTTATCTCCCGAAGCAAGAAACTGTATCACTATCGAAAACGACGAAAACTCCTGGGGAGTCGACTCAAGCCTTGAACTTGCCAAAGACTGTGCATTGGTTCTTGACATACACCACCACTGGATACGCACAGGTGAATATATACAGCCCACCGATGATAGAGTTAAGGGCATAGTTGACAGCTGGCGTGGTGTGCGTCCGGCTATGCACTATTCGGTTAGTAGAGAAGATGTTTTGGTAGATCATGCTGTGGATCAAATGCCCGACCATGCCTTGTTATTAGAGACTGGCTACAAACGACAAAAGATGCGAGCACACAGTGACTTTTACTGGAATCCAGCAGTCACAGACTGGGCCTTGACGTTCTGGAATCAATTTGACATACAATGTGAAAGCAAAGGCAAAAACTTGGCCAGCGAACAGGTATATAATCGTGCTGTAGAACTAGGATTAGTATGATAACTCTAGTAGTAGGAGATGTCACTGAATACTTAGAACAGGCAACTCGACAAATTAGCCAAGATGCTAAATTAATTACACAAAGTAATCACAATGACATAACTGATGGAACTTATTATGTCAGCTTAGGTGACTTTGCAAATTCGCAAGATTTTATTCAAACCCTAGACAAAGCTCACACACTAATCTACTGTCCTCCAGGAATTTGGAGTGATCAAACTAACTCCGGCAGCATGATGAAATTTTGGACAGAATACTATTTGATGTGTTATCTTAACCAAAAAAATGTAATACATAACAATCAACTACCGTTAATGAGTGAAAACAAATCAACTATGTTGGCCTTGGTTGATACCAGAAAAAGCCAGGAATACCAGCTTTGGGTCGGCGGTTGCAGTATCAGTCATGGTATTGGTGTTAAAAAAAATCAAAGATTTGGACAGCTTTTGTCAGATGCTTTGAATTTACCGGTGAGTTTTTTAACCAAAGGTGGGTCATCGATCCAATGGGCCGCTGATCAAATTTTAAGATCCGATATTCGTCCCAACGACATTGTAGTGTGGGGATTGACTAGTTTTACAAGATTGCCCTATTATTCAAACGGTAAAATACATCATATCACTCCTCAGACCTATAAAGATAATTTAGAATTCAACAAAATTATTCCACTTGATCAGCTGGATGGCGATAATATTACATATCAGAATCTTGCAAAGATATATGCTGTTATTAATTTTTGTCAAAAAATACAGGCCAAACTTTTTTTGTTTGGGATTCTTGTTGATCATCAGATGTTGAAATGGACAGCTGATTTACCAGACTACAGACAATTACATGGATGTTTTGATTTTATGCAGAACTTATTTATAGATCTTGGGTCTGATAATACTCATCCCGGGCCCCGTATGCATCAATGGTATTGTGATCAAATGTTGAAAACAATTCAAGCACATTTAACTAGCTAAAAACTTATCTTAAATACTTCAAGCCCGCATAAAGCGGGCTTTTTTGTTTAGCCATAAATACACAATAATAAGGTTAAACTCATGCCAGCTTTTGCAAATGTCTATTTAGGTGCCGCCCCAAACGATCTCACTGGTGATACGTTACGCAACGCATTTCAAATAATCAACACAAATTTTGCTAATATTGCCTCGGGCAATGCTAACATTACCATAAATGCACCTGTTAGAACCGTGGCCGGACGCACCGGCAACGTGGTGTTAACAGTCAACGATGTACTGGGTGCAGCCAGCAACGCCTGGGTAAATGCCCAAACCACAGCAGCCAACACCTATGCTAATGTGTTGTATGCTACTACAACCAGCAACATAACCAATAATGTGTATGCCCAGGTGTCGGCAAATTTGTCCAGTAACATTGCCAGCATTGCCAACGCATTGATTGTTTCTGGTAACAGCTTGTCTCCAGTCAATGCCAACGTGGCTCAGATCAATGCCAATGTTGCGGCAGCCAATGTTCGCATACAAAACATTGAAGCCAATCTAGGCGGAGTCAATACCAGTGTAACCAGTTTGGTTGCAGCCAACATAGCTCTCAATGCTAACCTGGGTACAACCACCACAAATATCACAACCTTGTTGGCCAATGCAGCCACACAATCCAGCGATATCTTAACCAACACCAATCGCGTCACAGCGGCCAATGCTAGAATTGTCACTCTGGATGCTAACCTGGGTACAGCCACCACAAATATCACGACCTTGTTGGCCAATGCAGCCACACAAGCCACAGACATTACCACCCTGTTTGCCAATGCGGCCTCACAGTCGTTATCCTTGGCGGTGCTCACAGTAAATGCTGCCTCACAAGCAGACACACTTGGTACACTGACAGCCAACACCGTGGCACAACAAGTGATCTTGGCCTCCTTGCAGTCCAATGCACAAGTCCAGGTGGCTGAATTACAATCTCTGTCCAGCAATGCCGCTGCACAAGGTAACCTGATTAATTCTATTTCTGCCAACCTTGGCACTGCCACTACCAACATTGTTAATCTGCAGACTGATGTGGCCAGTTTACAAACCAACCTGGCTCCAGTGGGAAATCTTGTGGCCAATGATGCTGCTCAAGCCACAACAATTAACAGTATACAAGCTAACCTAGGTACAGCCACAACCAATATAGCCACAGGAGTAACAGAAACAAATAACCTACGTGCCAACATCACAGCCACCAATGCGGCCATTGTTACCGCCAACACAGGAATGAAGAGCTATGTGGATTCTGTAACCACAGCCTGGACAGCCAATGCTGTGACACAGACCGTGCAGATCAACACTATTAATTCTAATCTTGGCACCACCACTACCAATATCAATATCCTGTTTGCCAATGCTGCTGCACAAGCTGACCAATTGGATTTTTTGATAGCCAACGTGGGTATCTCGGCCATAAACGGTAACTTATTTCGTGCGTTTTCCAACGCCAATGCTGCAGCACAGTCTAGTACAATGATTCAAATTCAAAACACTGCAAGTTCATTTCAAGCCTATGCCAATGCCAACCTTGACAGTCATACCACTGGTATCAGCACAATCAACGCCAATCTTGGTGCATATCAAACCTATGCCAACAGCAAGATAACACCTATAGCCAATCTCGATGCTGTGATTGGTAATCTAATCCCCATCACCAGCAATCTTTACAGCATTGGTAGCGACAGCAAA